AGAAAGACGAAGTTTCAGAGGTGGCTAAAAACATCGCTGAAAAGTTAGCTGAACTCCAAAAAGTCAGCAAGAAAGATGAAGTCAAGAAAAAAGAGATTTCAATTGCAAAAGACATTAAATTGGTTGACAGAAAGGTTAAAGTGTTTACTACCTCAAAAGGTAATGACATTTCCTTGAAACAAAGCCAAGTTGATGGGTTAAGTAGCTGGTTTAAGGCGTTTATTTCACAAGATAAAGCCGGTGTTGCTAATTACTTCCAGAAATGGGAGCCACTAAATGAAACTACTCCAGCAGAGGGTGGATATTTAGTTCCAACACTACTTTACAATGTGATTGTTGATTTCAAAGAAGATGAGGCAATGATAATGCCAAGAGCAAATGTGATTGATATGACAGGAATGAAAACTAATGAATTGGACATTAGTGGTATTGCAACAAAGCCAAGAGTCCAATGGGTTGCTGAACAAGGTGTTAAATCCACAAGTTCAATGACATTTACACAGCAAAGTCTAACTCCTTATACGGTTGCAGCTATTATTCCTATGACTAATCAGTTGGTACAAGACAGTCCATTTAACATTGTATCATTGGTTTCAAAGGCACTAGCTGACGCTATTACAAAGGAAGAAGATAGAGTGTTCGTAGTTGGTACAGGTGCTGCACAGCCAACAGGACTTGATGCCTACGCATTTAGGTCAACAGCTTGTGGTGGTGCATTGAGCTTAGACCATATCCAAGACGCTTACTTCGGTTTGCCACAAGCATATCGCAACAAAGCAGTTTGGATCATGAATGGTAGAACAATTGCTGACTTAGCTAAACTAAAGGATGATAATAATAGACCACTTCTTCTTGAACAAGGCATTGTTACCGATCCTGGCTTCCCTGCATTGAAAAGACGACCAGTTCTTGAGCAGAACGATATGGATTCAGGTAAAATATTCTTTGGTGATTTAAGTTATTATTGGATTGGAAAGAAACAACCAATGAATATCAGTATCGCTAAAGAAGCAACTGTTGCTGGATATAATCTCTGGGAGAGAAATATGACAGCAATTCGTGTTGAGGAAAGAATTGATGGCGAGTGTGTAAACACTAAAGCGTTCTACGAATTGACAGGTACAGGCGTATCGTAGACTTGAGCTTTTTACAGATTGCCTTCTATAATAGAGGGCAATCAATAAAGGGCTTAATTGTGTAAAAAAAACATGGTCAAAATAAAATTGATAACTTCTTACTTAGATAATCCAGCAGGATCTATTTATGAAACAGATAAAGAGAAAGCAGACCAATTAATTAGTCTTGGTAGAGCAGAATTAGTCAAGAGAGTTTACAAAACAAAAGTTGTAACACCAAGAACAAACAAAAAATATAGAACAAAATAATGAAACTTTCAGTAATTATTCCTTCATACAAAGATCCATATTTACATAAGACGATTGACTCTATACTCAAAAACTCTGCACTAGGAGATGAGCTAGAGATTGTTGCTGTTTTAGATGGATATTGGTCAAAAATACCAATAAAAGACGATCCAAGGATAAGAATAGTTCATTTAGGAGCAAATCGTGGCATGAGAGGTGCAATTAACGCAGGCGTATGGGTAGCACAAGGCGAGTATTTAATGAGAGCAGATGAACATTGTATGTTTGCAAAGGGATTTGACAAAGAAATTATTGATAATATGGAGGATAATTGGATTGTAGTTCCTAAGAGGTTCTTCTTAGATCCAATTAAATGGGAGGTAATGGATATGCCTCCGGTAGAATATGAGAAATTAGTTATTCAAGGTGGTAAAAAGTTCGCTGGACAGAGATGGGCTAGTAGAAGCAAAGGGCGAGAAGATATAATGATTGACGAAACAATGGCGATGCAGGGTAGTTGTTGGTTTATGAAAAGAAGTTGGTGGGAAAAAGTTATCGTAGAGCTAGATACAAAAAATTACGGTCCACTTATACAAGATAGTCACGAGATGGTATTCAAAACTTGGCAAGCAGGAGGGAAAATGATGATAAATAAGAATACATTTTTTGCCCATAAACATAGAAGTTTTCCGAGAACACATAACAACGGCACTAAAGAGAATCCAGCTAATTGTGAAAAAGGTTATAAATACGCTCTTGATAAATGGGGTGATTATTATGAGAAAGAAATCAAACCAAAATGGAAGATTTGACAATAATCTATTATTCTGCTAATGCTGAAAAGCCAGAATTTGAACAAAAGATCATTAAAAATTTAAAAGAAAGTGCTAATGGTATTCCAATTGTAAGTATAACTCACAAGGCAATTGACTTAGGAATTAATGTGCAGGTAGGAGAACAACCAATGTGCTATTCTAACCTGTGGAAACAGCAGTTAGCAGGGCTAAAATTGGCTAAAACACGATTCTGTGTAACAGCGGAAGCAGATTGTCTTTATCCTCCAGATTATTTCAAGTTTATTCCTTTAAGAGAAGATTTGGTTTATAGATATAACAATGTTTGGTGCTACTGGAAAAGGAAGCCAGCATTTTATAAAAAGCCAAGTTGCGAAGGTGCTCAAATGTGTGGAAGAAAGTATTGGATAGAAAGATTAGAACAAATGCTTGATGGACATAAGGGGTGGAAGCCAATGGAAACACTAGCGTCAACATTGGTAACTAAGATTTTCCCAGACGAAGATAAGGTTTCTTGGGGAGGCGACCCTGTAATAACATTTAAGACAGGAGATAGCATTGGTGGAAAGACAAGTTTAGTTAAGGGCAGTAAGGTACAATCATTACAATATTGGGGAACAAAAGAATTAATCTATAACAAAATGTTCACATGAGTAAATTGACAGAAATCAAAGCACATACACACATTGGAGGAGGTTCACATCTACCTCTATTAATAAAACTCTTAGAAATAACAGAAGGTCCAGTATTAGAGTTAGGCATGGGATTGTTCTCAACACCTTTCTTGCACTGGGCTTGTTTTGATAAAAAGAGGAGATTGCTTTCCTGTGAAACTAAATCACGCTTTAATACTTTCTGGATATTTGATGATAAGAGAGAAAAAGTAAACGATTATTCTTATCATAGATTTCAGTTTATAGAAGATTGGGACGATTTAGATTTATCAGAACATTGGAGCGTAGTTTTAGTAGATCATGCTCCTGGACCAAGAAGAAAAGAGGAGATTAGAAGGTTGGCTAATAATGCAGATTACATTGTAGTCCATGATACCAATGGAAGAAATGATTGGCATTATAAATATACAGAAGTATATCCACTATTCAAATATAGATATGATTCTAAGTTTTATCCACAAACAACAATATTAAGTAACTTCAAAGATCCAAACGAAATATGGACATAAAGGAAGGCATCAAACAAAAAGGAAGTCCTTATGAAATTCCTGATGTTGGCAGAGATGACTTGCCAAAGTTTTTTGTTGATATGGGATATAAAGTTGGAGCAGAGATTGGTGTTTATAAAGGAGAATATTCAGAAAAATTATGTGAGGTAGGGTTAAAAGTTATTGGAGTTGACCCATATATAGTCTATAAGAATTACAGAAAGCACACTCAAGAAATGGATTATGAGGTGATGTATGAAATGTCTAAGAAAATATTAGATTCTTACGGAGGTAAATTAATTAAGAAAACTTCTATGGATGCATTAGAAGACTTCCCAGATGAAAGTTTAGACTTCGTATATATCGACGCAAATCATTCAATTTCTTACATAATAGCAGATATATTTGAGTGGAATAAAAAAGTTAGAAAGGGTGGATGTATATCAGGACATGATTATCAATTACTCGGAAGCAACCCTTATGGGTTAAGGTCGTGCCATGTAAGACTTGCAGTTGACCTTATGGCGAGGATTTTAAATGTTAAAAATCATTTTGTATTAGGAGGAAAGTTTAATCAGAGAAAAGATAAATGGAGATCATGGCTATGGATTAAAAAATAAATATATGGAAAGTGGAATTTATTTAATCAAAAATTTAGTAAATAATAAGACTTATATTGGGTCTTCTGTTAATGTAGAAAAAAGATTATATGAACATAAATGGAAACTAAACAAAAATTGCCATGATAATATTTACTTACAGAGGTCTTGGAATAAATATAAAGGAAAAAGTTTCTGTTTTGATAAATATCTTGATTGCAATAAACAAGATTTGATATTTTACGAACAGCTTGTTATAGACGCTTTTATTGTTCGTTACGGAAAAGAGAATATTTATAATATATGTTTAGTTGCTTACTCTACTTTGGGAAGGAAACACTCTGATGAGACAAAAAAGAAAATTGGACTAAAAAGTAAAGGAAGATGGACAGGAAAAAAGCACACCGAAGAAACTAAGAAGAAAATAAGATTAAATAATATTGGAAAGAATAAAGGTAAAAAACCATCACTAGAAACGCGTTTAAAAATGTCAAAGAATCGTAAAGGAAAGAAATTTTCAGAAGAACATAAAAAACATTTATCAAAATCTATAAAAAAATATTGGGATAATAAAAAAAGACATGAATAAAACTATTAGTGGAATTTATTATTCAGATAATCGTTTGAATAAAAGAATTTTAAATGCCTGTCAAGAACAATTAAGAAAAGTTTTTGATGAAGATAAAATAGTCTCTGTTACGCTTAAGCCAATGGATTTTGGTAAAAATATTGTCTTAGAGAATAGAGAAAGAAGTTATCCAACGATGGCGTTACAAATACTTATGGCACTTGAGGCTAGTATATCTGATTATGTTTACTTTCTGGAGCATGACGTTCTATATCATAAGTCGCATTTTGACTTTACACCTCCAAGAGATGATATATATTATTACAACATAAATAATTGGAGGTGGTGGTTTGGACACGATACAGCGATTACTTATGATGGATTGACTTCATTGTCAGGATTATGTTGTAATAGAGAACTGGCGATTAAGCATTATAAGTATAGACTAAAGCTGATAGAAGAGCAGGGATTAGACAAGATTAGGAGTCGCGAG